ATCTCTTTGTTAGATATAGCTCCTTTGGTTTGTGAAACAATACCCATAGTAAAGTTCATAGAAAGTTGATTTAAGGCTGTTTTCATTCCTAAATCAGTTGGGTCAATGTTAAAAAGTTCGCCAAGACCTAACTCTGTAGCAAATTGTCTCATACCCAAAAAAGCTCTTTGTGTAGGTCCAAAATTTTCTGGTCCAAGTTTATCCGCCAAATAATTTGCATAATCTACTTGTTCTATTGTTGCTTTTGCTGCTATTGCTTTTTCACTATAAGCTTCAACATTCTTTCCTATGTTTTTAATTATTTCTTCATCAATCGGAGTGACCCCACCTATCTCTTGTCTGATTTGTATAGGCTTAACTTCTTTTCCTTGAAAGTTTGAAATCAAATTATTTATTTCTTCTGCGTTTGCGTTTGTGTCAGCAAGTCTTGTGGTTTGTTTATTGCCATCTGCATCAATATATTCAATCGTGACATAATCTAATTTTTTATTAGCATTTTCAATTACTTTCATGTTGTAATCGTTAAGATACTTTTCTGCTAATCTTTCATCTTCCATAGCTAATTCCATAGCTTTCATAGCCACTTGTTGTCTTTCTTGTCTTGCTGTTTCTTCTCTGCGTCTTGACTCGTCTACTATATTGTTGAAACCAGCAGCTAATCCGGTAAATGCAGAAGCACCTCCGGTGTTAGGAGTTTGCAATAAACCTTTGCCTAATTGTGATGCAGCCTCATAAATATCCATTGGCTGTTGAGGCTCTATCATTCCGCCTAAGCGGTCTTCATACTTAGCTTTATTGGTATCGAAATCTTGTTTTTGTTGAATTAATCTTGCTAATTCTTGTAAACCAATATCAGTAGAGTTAGGTGCTCCACCCTCTTTGTAAAACATTTGCTGAGGTATGTTTTCTCTGCTTATCGTCATATTCCAAAAATAGGTCCGGGTAATAAATTCAAGTCTAAATTAGTGCTTGAAGGATTAAAAGTTGCATTGCTGCTTGGAGCTTGCTGTCCAAAAATAGGTCCTACTGCTGTGTTTGGATTAAAAGGCGTAAACATGTTTGTAGGCGTTGGACTGCCAAAAGTTGATGGAACAAAAGCTGGGCTTGTACTAAGAGCTGGATTATTAAAATCTACATTATAATTTGAAGCCACAGCTGGATAACTTTGAGTTTGAGGAGTTTGAGTTTGAGTGCGAGAGCCATAGTTATAATTTGTTTGAGCACCGGGCTTTAACAAGCTACCAATACCTCCAAAAGCACTAAGTCCGGTGCCAAGAGCCGCTTGCAAAGCACTTGGTTTAGGAGCAAAGCCTGTTGTTGTTTGTGTTCTTGAAGTTGGCACAGTCTGTATAAAAGGCAACAACGATTGATACTGCATCAAAGGAGTTTGTTGTCTTTGCAACGCATTCCTTCTTTGAGCATCTAAAACATTTTGTGCTTGTTGCTGTTGTACTAATCCAGAAGTTAAACCATATTGACCTAAATTCATTAAACTACCAACACCAAATCTTTTAGCCTCTTGTTGTCTAGCAAAATCTTGCATGCCTAATCTTTGAGCTTCGCCAAAACCTCTGCTTCTAATTCCGCTAATTGCTTTGCCCAAACCTCGACCTATGGCTTCTGCTCTATCAACGCCACCGAGCCTAGCTCTTGAGCCAAAAGCAGCTAATCCGCCTCTGCCAATATCTCTAGCTCTTGCACGAATATCAGCTAAGTCGCCTTGTTCTAAAATATCGCTTATGGTTTGCTGTACTACAGCATCTTCATAAGGGTCCATAAATTGTTGAGTTCTTCCTTGGTCGTAAGCTCCATAAGTATCTCTTAATAAACCTAACGACTCTAAGCCTCTGTCAGAAGCAGCTAATTGTTCTGGAGTTAGTTCTGCGACTTGCTCATCAATTACTACAGGCTTGCCTTCTTCATCATAAAAAGTTCTTTCTGCGGCTCGCATAACACCGGGTATAAATCCACCTCTACCGCCCAAACCAAAAAATAATTGTTTGCTTACAGGGTCAAGCTCTCCGGTTAATCTACTAATACCAGATATGTAGGGCATAGGTGCTCCACCGGCTTGCATTTTTATAGGATTAAATTGGCTGGGCATAATTACTAAACTCGCTCATCATTTGATACATTAAATCTGTACCTCGTTCTCTGTCTTCTTCTAAAGAAGGTACCAAAGTAATTATTCCGCCTTCGTCTTTTTTCATATCAAAAGCTCCAGCTCCTCTTACGCTTTGACCTGTCATTACAAATTCGCCATCACTTAACATAGCAGGAATATTGTCACTTGTTTCTGTGCCTTCTCCATTAATGTCTCCAGACATTCTTTCAAAATCTTCTAAGGCTACATCTCCGCCTTCGGCAAAAGCCATTACAGGACCGCCATAAGCTTTTCTTTCAATAGGAGCTCCACCAGATAATTCTGGCAACTCAGGTAATAAACCAAACTCAACAGGATTAGGTTGTTCTTTGCCCATTCTCCTAGCTATCTCTGCTTCTATATTGTATCTGCCCAATGAATCAAATTGAGTTAGTGGAGTCATTGGTACTCCATAATCTTTTTTGGTTTCATCGTAAGCTTTTTTAGCAAGGAATGCAGCAGGTAAACCAGCAGCCAAAAGACCGCCAATACCAAGTCCGCCACCTAAGCCTCCACCTAAACCGCCTTGTTGTCCACCGCCCATTAGACTTCCTAGACCGCCACCGCCACCGCCTAATCCTAAAAGACTGCCTAGACCGCCACCGCCACCGCCTAAACTTCCAAGACCTTTCATAGCACCAGAAATTTTTGCTCCAGCACCTTTAAGAGCTGGCAACAAACCGCCAGAGCCTTTAATAGCAGAAGCTGTAAGACCTAATTTACCTAAAGCAGAACCAGCACCAAAACCGCTTAGTGCACCGAGAGCAGCTCCTTTTAATCCTTTACCGGCTAATAAATTTCCGCCAGCACCAACCAAAGCTGGAAGTAATCCTACTGATAAGCCACCTGTAAATGGAGCTGCTATTAGTCCTGCATAAGGTGCTACTTTCTTAACAACCTTTTTTATGCTTTTAAACAAACCAAATTCTTCTAATCCTGTGTTCGGGTTTAAAGATGCAATTCCGACACCAGCAATACGACTTGCTGGGTCTACGCCAGCCATTGTCATTCTTTCTTCTAAAATGTCAGCTAATATTGGGTCATTCTCTAAAACATCTGGAGGAATTACAACGTCTCCGGGTTCTAAATGTGCAAGCTCAGTGTCTGGACCTCTTCCCATTTGGGATAAAGCTTCCGCTTCTGGCATTACCATTACTTCGTCAAATTCTGTGCCGGTTGCATCGTACATTGGCTCTAAGCCAAGTCTTTGTCTCAAGTCCATTAAATCTAAACCGCCTTCACCTTCAAACTGATAGTCTCTGCCATCAATATCTACATCATAATTTCTTCTTTCTCTATCTAATTTTCTCGATAACTCCATGCCTTCAATATCTCTTGGAGACATTCTTTCTGCTGGGCTTGCTAAAGAGCCTCCTAATGCCTCAATTTGTTCCATGAGTTGCATAGCTCCCACTCTATCTGTATCAGGATTTTCTCGTCTTATATCTGGCAAGAGTTTCATTCCTTCTTGCCTTGGAGGTATGAGCCCATCACGTCTAATGTCTGGCATAAGTTGCATTCCTTTGTCTGAGGCTATATAAGGCGGTTCTCTACGAATAGGTTGATTAACTTTACCAACACTTTCGGCAAAATTTTCTATTCTTTGTCTTAATCTTTCGTTCATGTCATTAACTTGTAGTGACGCTTACTGCACCTAAGCTTATTGTACCACTAATTCCAGAAGTTAAAGCTTCAGATGAGTATAAATTTCTTAGTCTAGTGCCATCAAAAGCTTGATGTATTGCGTTTGTAGTATTAAAAATTATTGCTCCTGTAGCAAAATTTAAAACCTCAACCTCTGCTTGTGTAAAAGATGGTATTTTTTCTGGGTCTACAGCAGATAAGTTTATTTCTAAAATTCTTACCAATCTGTTAAATAATTCTGGAGTGACTTCATTAGCTGCTATAGGCAAATTGGTTTCTAATATTTTAGACATTACCTACGCCCTGATGGGTTTACATCTAATCTTGTAGCTCCTAATCTCCATTTAAAATCTTTTTGTCTTGCTGTTGGCGACAAATCATCGTCAGACTCAAAACGTAAAACAAATTGTCTACCTCTTGTTCTGACATCATTTCTTGATGTTGTGTTCTCTATTTGAGAAGTAGAGTCAGTAGTAAGACTGTCGCCCGGACTATTTCTTTTTTTCAAAACAACATTAATTGCAGGATTAGGAGATGTGCCTAAATCTGATAAAAAGTTTATGTCTGGAATAATTTTTTTTATAAAAGCAAATTGTTCGCCATCGGCTACATCAAAATCTCCGGACTCAATAAAAACATTTGACATTGGGCTTTCATCATCGTTTGAACCGCTTTCATGGTCATACAAAAAATTATTAGAGCTTACTATGCCAGAAGCTATAGGATTAGAATTATCGTAATCATCTAACCAAGCGTATCTTGTTAGAGAGCCAAGGCTCCAAACATTTTCTTCGTAGTTATAAATAACATATTTAGAAATTTCTCCACTGCCTTCTGAGAGCGATGGATAAAAAAACCACACTTCTGAAAATTGAGCGTTCAATCCGGCATAACATTTATAGGCTTGAGACACATCTAAGTCATCAAAAACATGGTTTTGTAATGTACAAGGTATTTTGTTTACCACACCATTGTAAATGTAAAACCCAGATTGACTCATAAAAAACACGCCACCACTAGAATTTACAAAACCTTTTGGAGAAATTAAACCAACACCTTCGTTGATTAAATTCAATGAGAAAGTAAGAGGTGGACCAATAAACTGCATACTATAAATAGCTGTGTCTGTCCAAATGACAACTTCTTGTCTAGTTTTTGTACCAGCAATAATTTCAGAACCACTTGAAAGCCTTAAACTTCCAGCTGTATTAGTAGTTTTTGGTTCAAACTCTAATAAATTTTCTTGGTCAGAAAAAGCAATGAACATGGCATCTGCTTGACCTGTTCTTGCTGTGCCAGCATCGTTTAAAGTGTCAGCTCCCAAAACAATTAAGTGTCTATCAGTTTCAGAAGTTAAAACTTGTAAACCTTTAGTAGGAACTAAATTTGCACCAGAAGTAGTTGATAAATCTACAGCTCTAGCATTTAAACCATCTGACTCAACCCATCTGTATATGCTTCCAGCTCTAGGATTTATAATTAAGTCTTCGCCATAGTTGTCATGTGACCAAAGCCTTAATTGATTACTTGCTGATAAAGAAGAGGTGCTACCAAAAGTTCCTTCTCCCCAGCCATTTACACTCCAACCTGTTCCAGACAAAAAAGTATCTGTGCCAATATTTAATTGATACTTTCCAACTACACTTGAGCCGCCATTGCCAGAGTCGTTTGCATTTGCTGTGACTGTAGAGCCGCTGGTATCTTTAGCTGTAATAGTGTATGAATTAACAGAAGCAATAGTTGCTATTTCATATTCTTGATTTAAAACAGCAGCGGTAATATTTCCGCTTCCACCTAAAGCGGCAGCTCCGCTAAAAGTCACAAAATCTCCTGCGGCAGCACCATGATTTGTGTCTGTCACAGTTAAAGTCGAAGAGCCATTACTTGCCGCAAAAGTGACATCTCCCGCAGCTGTTGTTAGCCTTAAAGGAGTAATATCGTTGTAAGCATTTCCTTCTTTTATATAATATTTTGTTGTAGTGCCAATACCTAAATATTTAGTACCTTCAACAGAAGTCCATGCAATTAAAGCTCTAGCTTTTCCCAAAAAACTATTTGCTGAGTTTTTAATCCAGCCGCCTATTTTTTCTACTTTGTTTTTTCTAAACCTTATAAAATTACCATCAACCCAGCCGCTTTCGTTAGAAAGTTCTGTTTCTTCTTTGTTGATACCAGCTTTAAAATTGAATTTTGTAAGAGCCATAAAAATAAACTTCTAAAATAAGAAGTTTAACACAATAACCTAAAACTTAGGCTAGTCTAATTATTGCACCTGTCGCTGTAGGTGCAGGGAATACAACAGTAAAATCTCCAGCAGTTGATGTTTTATCTCCGCCAAAGTCTATTGCACAAACAGCTTTATCAGATTGAGTGTCGTTATAAATTAAACAACCTCTAGCTGTGACTGTAGCTGTTCCAAAAGTCAAATCTGCAAAATCACAAACTGCTGTAGTTCCTGACGTTGATGGAGTCACACTAGTTAAAGCAGCTCCTCCAGCAGTATAATTTGTTCCGGAAGCTTGTCCTGTTGTCACATAGGCTGTTGTGCCAGCACCTAAAGTAGCACTACTTGTATATAAAGCTAATTTAAAACTATTACCAGAACTAGCAGTAAAATTATGAGTTCCGACTAAAAGCTCTTGTTTAAAACTTGTAGCTATTGCTGATGTTATTGCCATATCAAAGCTCCTTAATAATTTTAGCCATGTCTTCATGACCTTGTTTTCTGAGTAAGTTTACCACAGTTGTTCTATCCGAAGATATACTGTTTTTTATGGTCATAAGAATTACAGTATAAACATGATTGCGAAAAGCGTAAGCTTGTTGTTTTACATGCTCTGGAGCATTTTCAGAAATTTCACATATTTTTTTAGTTGCTTGCTCTGCCCAAAACTCCGGAGCATGACCACGATTTTGAGTTGTATGGACACTAATTTTTCCTAATTCAAAAAGAGAGTCTGACATTATCCTTTATAAGGTTCTGGCGGTGTTTCTTCTTCTATGACAGCTATATTTTCTTTTTTTAAAACATCTCTTATTTTGCTATTAGGCTCTATTACCCATTGATTGTTATGCGGTACTGCAACTATCGGGTCAGCTAATCTATGATAGCCATAAAGTCTTTCTTTTAAAGGAACACTTGCATCAAGCAGAGAACTTCTTGGGCTAACACCAATCATCATGCCGCCTTCCATTACTTTTGAGCACCAAAATTCTACACATGCTCTGCCAGCCTCTGCAAAGTGCATGTCGCCTTTATAAGAAAAATCTATACCATACAATTCTAATGTGCCTACTTCATGATAGTAAGCAAAAGCAATGGCATAAGCCACTGTATTATTAAAATAAGCACTTTTTGTATAATTACAAACTGCTTCTATTGGATATAATTCAGCACTTGGAACTCTGTCGTCTAGTTCGCAAGTGTAAACAGGCACAGATAAATCAGGCAAAACTCTTCTCATTACATGAGTTTGCTTGCCTGCATCTTCGCTGTCTAAAAATCTACTTGGTGGGTCCATCATAAAAACTCTACTGCAATTAAACACACCGCAAGCAGAATTTATACCCCAAACTTCATCCCATTCTTTGCTGTTTTCAGCACCGATTACAAAATCTATTTGTGATATACCAAGCCCTAGTAAGGCAACTCTTGCACCTTTTAAACTTTCAATTTTTTGCATTAAGATACTCCAATCCGAAGACTGTCGTATCTGTATTCATCTTTAACTTTTCTACCTTCCGAAAGATTTTTCATTCTAGCAACAGCCTCTTTAAATCTCGTTTCAAATGTAGCAATAACATCTGGAGACTCTTTAAGGAATATTGCTCCTTCTGCAAGACAGCCGCTAAGTAAAGCGTCTGGATAATCTTTTGAAAGAGTTGTTTGTCCACTATCACTACCATCTGCCAACGAATTTGGTTTAAATAAGTAGTGTAATTCTATACTAAAGTTTGCATTTGGAACAGGCGTAATCGTAAAAGACTCGTCTGAAAAAATAGCATAATATTTTGGTGTGCCTGTCACTGTAGTGTCTGGAGAATATTCTTTTAAAAAAGAAGCATGTTTAAAATCTAAGTATGTATAAACATTACTTGAAATTATAGCCAAACTCATAGGTGCAAAAAAATCACTAGGCGTAGCTAAAAACCTACTTCCAGAAGATAAAGTTCCTGTGACATTTTTTCTTTGTTCCGGGAGCTGTACAAATTCAAAAATTCTATCTTCTGCTGATTTAATAATGTTATCTAAATTATTTACAAAAGTAGTTTCGCTTGACTCTAAATAATCTTGTATTGCTGTTTTTAATGTTGCCTTAGTGAAACTCATAATAAAGATTATACAACAGTTTAAGTTGTAATTTGTATTGTGCCCAAACCGCTTGTCACAGCAAAAGTAGTTAGTTCTTTTCCAAGTTTTCCTTTGCCTGTATTTGTATAAACAGAAAAAAAGTTATTATCATCACTTAAATCAGGTCTTGCATTTTTTAATGCTTGTGCGTCCACTACTACAGGTCGTCTATCTAATTGTGGATGTTTTGGGTCAAATTGGTCTGGTCCAACCATTAGACCATCCCAAGTCATTCTCATATCTTTTAATTTATATCTAAAACCAGATACATCACAAATTCCATAAGCGTTTTTATTGCTGGCAAATTTGCTCATCTTGCTGAATTATAACTTCTTAAATCTGGTGCAATATTATATGAAGACCTGTCTTGGTCTTGTGAAGTAGCTCTTTCAAACTCTTCTTCGTAAATTTGTTTTAACAAAACTGTTCTTTCTGGAGCTCTTTTCATAGAAATGTAGTAAGCAAGACCAGCTGCTAAACAAGGATAAAACCTAAAAGGCATTTCTAATGTATTTGCTCCTGCATCAGCATCATCCATTCTAGTAAGCACGTTTAAATGTAAAGTGTATGTAGTAGATTTATCCGGAGTAGGATATAAAGTAATTTTTGGAGAAAGCTGTTTATCCACAAAATATTGTGAAGGCTTTCCTGATGTGCCTTTGTTAGCTAAACCAGCATATTGCGACCTACTAATTTTTGCCAAAGGCAAATCAGTATTTTCGCTATTTACTGTTTCTCTAACAAAAGCATCCAAAACATCAATAGTTGCAGTACCATCTACAGAGTCAATGGTGTAAGTTTCAGTATCTTTTACCAAAGTAATAGTTTTTTCTGCAACTGTCCATTGGTTTAAGCCTCTGTTAGCCCATTCTGCTAAAAGCAAATTTAAGCTTCGTCTAGCGGTTTTTAAATCATAACCTGTTCTGAGTTCTAAGCCACAGCGTTCAAACGCTTCTTCTACAAACTCGCCTACGTCAGGTTCAAAATTTTTACTATTTGATACTGCCAATTTTATTAATATTTTTTAATCAGTTCTAAAATTACCATGTAGCTATCGCCACTTGAATGACCTGTTGTTGTAAAGTCAATGTCGCCTGTTTTTCCGGAACCAGCATTATTAGGTATTGCTGAAAAATTATCGTAATACTCATCTCCTGTTGAATCAGCAGGTAAACCTATTGCTAAAACATTAGTAGATGCGTCAAATTCAATTTTTACAGACATGCCTACAGTAGCCCAATATATTCTTTGTATATGTACTTCTGTGCATTCCTTTCCTGCTGAGTTTTTTGCCAAAGCAGAAACATCAACTTTTTTGACAGCAGACTCGCCACTGCCATCGCTGACATTGGTAAATCTCATTACAGCTGTTCTTTCGCCATCTTGTATGGTTTGTGATAATACTGTGTCTGCCATATTTTACCTCGAATTATGCAGTTGGAGAGTCAGAAGAAATTCCAAAGAATTTTAATGCAATAACTCCACCAGCACCTGCTGTTCCAGATATTACGACTTCTACTTCATCAGCTGTTTCAGTAGCGGCAGTAGTAGTACCACCAGACATACCTAAAACACCATTACAAGGAAAGAAACCTTTAAATCCTGTTGAATTTATAGCAGATGAAATACCATCTATAAAACCATCAGTATCTGCGTCAGTTCCTACATCAACCAAGTTTACTGCGTTAGCAGCAGCACTTGTCACAGTCACAGCACAAGCCATAGGAATAAAGTTTGAAGGTATTCCAATAGAAGCTTCTTTGTGGGAAGTACCTGTAGCAGCTACTGTAATAGAAGTGCTATATGTACTCATTGTCATTTCGTTTGTTAAAGCACCTGTAGTTGAGTTTTTAATAATGGTTTTATAACCATTTTCAGAACGCACAGGACCATTAAATGTTGTGTTTGCCATGTTATCCTCCTTGAGGAAAGACTTTATCATCTTGGCTTGTCTGCTAGGTCAGTTGATAAAGTTGTTAATAAATACCTAGATTGACATGATTATATCATTTTTGGTCAAAATTAAAGTAAATATTTGTTTGTAAATAGTTGCAAAAGTTTGTAAATAGTGTACTATAACTATATGATTAATAAAAAATTATGGAGGAAATAATCATGAAATTAACTAAAGCAGAAATAGTAAAGAAGACTGAAGATTTTAACGATGAAATAACAGTTTTGTTAAACAATGCAAAAAAAACTAAAAGATGGATAGATGACGCTGTTTGGTGTGATTTCGACAATCCGAAGTGTGTATTGGTTGCAGAGATGATAAAAATGGAGAAAAAATTCAGTCAAGAAATCAAAGCAGCAGAAAACAAAATGTCGGAGTTTAGGAAGTTCCAAGAAGAAAATCCATTTGATGATGCACCTATGGCGACATGATTGACGTGAGAGAAAATGGATAACTTCGATTTAGATTGGTCTCCAAAGCAAAAACTACCTGATGGCAGGTATGTAGAAGAAGCAGAGCTTAATAAAAATAACAGTGAGCTTTTTTGGTCTGTCTGGAGAGAAGAAAAAATTGCTCTTAAAAAGTCAGGGTATGCTGTGTCAAAAGATAATGACGATGTTTGGATTGTTAAAAGATACTCTGATGATTTAAACATTTTAGAAAAATCACAAGCTGTAGACTCTGATAAAAGTTATCCGGTGCCAGCTGGTCTTGATTACTATGGTTATCAAAAAGCCGGCATTGAGTATTGCTTAGACAAAGATAACATTTTGATTGGCGATGAAATGGGCTTGGGCAAAACTGTTCAAGCTATTGGCGTTATCAACGTCAATAAACCAAAAAATGTTTTAATTGTTTCGCCAGCTTCTTTAAAGCTTAATTGGAAAAAAGAATTAGAAACTTGGTTGGTAGACCAAAGAGATATTCAAGTTATCATGTCTGGTAAAGACAGCCTTAATGATAAGCAAGATATTGTAATTATCAATTATGATGTCTTGCAAAAGTATCAAGATTTGCTTGATAAGAAATGGAGTCTTGTCATTATGGATGAGGTTCACTATCTAAAAAATCCTGATGCCCAAAGAACTAAAGCAGCTTTAAGCGTTCAAGCAGACAAAAAAATTATGCTGACAGGAACTCCTATTCCTAACAGACCTATTGAGATACAAGCAGTAGCTGGCTATTTAGACAACAAATCATTTGGTAATAGATTTGGGTTTGGTAAAAGATATGCTGGATTACACAAAAAAAGAGTCAGCAGAACTAGAGAGGTTTGGGATTGGAGTGGAGCTTCTAATTTAGATGAGTTGCAAAGAAGACTTAGACAAAGCTTCATGATAAGAAGAAAAAAAGATGAGGTTTTAAAAGACTTACCAGCTAAAGTAAAACAAATTATTGAACTGCCTTACGAGCTTTACAAAAAAGAAATCAAAGCAGAGTATTCAGCTTTTGAAGATTACAACAAAAAAAACCAAAATCCTAATGTAGACCCTTACAGTCTGGATGCAGAACAATTTTCTTCTAAAGTAGATTTTATAAGCATGTCATCTGAAAGAAGAGCAACTGCTGAGAAAAAAGTTAAAGCGGTTGTTGAACACCTTGAGTCATTCAATGAGCCGGTTGTTGTAATGGCACACCACAGAGATGTTATTGCTCAGTTAGAAATAGAACTTAAAAAGCAAGATAAAAAAGTTGTGGTGCTTACCGGAGAAAAAAATCAAGTAGAAAGAAATGAAGCAGTTGAGGCTTTTCAAAATGGTCAAGCTGATGTCTTCATTGGCAGCATTAAAGCTGCTGGTGTTGGTCTTACTCTAACCAGAGCATCTAAAATGGTTTTTGCAGAGCTTGATTGGGTGCCATCTGACATAGCTCAAGCAGAAGACAGAATACACAGAATTGGTCAAGAGTCTTCTGTCTTAATACAATATATTGTTGTTGAAGGCTCTCTTGATGCAGTCTTCGCTAAAAAGATTGTTGATAAAACCAAAGTAGCTGCTAGAGCTCTTGATAATGTAGTGGTTGAGAAAAAAATCGAGATACCAGAGCTTATCGAAGAAAACAAAGAGCTTAACAAGGTAATCAAAAAAGCTAGAGTAAAAGTCAAAGCCAATCAAATAGCTGAGTCTTTATCATTAGAAAAAGTAGAGTTGCTTCAAAAATTCATGAAGTTTCTTTCTTCAAGATGTGATGGTGCCCTAGCACAAGATGGTGTTGGCTTTAATGGTGTTGATAAAGACTTCGGTGCTTCTTTAGCAAGACAAAATAGCTGGAGCATGGCTCAACAAAAAATTGCTTACAAAATGCTTAAAAAATACAAAAGACAATTAGATGAGCTTGATGATGAAGGTTATAACATTCTTTACAATTAAGAAGGGCACCCTGATTAGAGTGCCCTATAATTTATAAACAATATTTAGGGGGGAGTAAATATGAATATGGAATAATTATAAGGAAAAAGAAAGGGCAGGTAAATACCTGCCCTTCTTTATAATAGTTGAATAATAAACCCTATTATTGGTTCATTTAAGCTCCTTGGGAACCATAGATACCTCTCCAATTAGAGAAGCCAAAAGAATATCTTTCTCTAGCTTTGTATCTAATGTTGCCTGTACTAAAGTCAGGCTCCATGTTGGTTTCCATTCCGGTTCTTTGGAACATTTTTAGACCTTCTCCTTGCTCTGTAATAGAAGTCAATAAGAAGAAAGCGTCTGGGTCATTAAGGTAATGATTTACTGTGTAGCCACCGGGTAATACACCTGTATTTTTGATAGCGTTTAAATCATTATCCGCAGTACCGACTCTTTGTGGAGAGTTCAATATTCTGTCAGCAACAAAAGTTAATTGTGGTGGTATCACCAATTTTGTTGCATTCACAGAAATAGTTAAACCTCTGTCGTCTGTAAATGTAGATATATCAATTAAAGCATCCTCTAATGAAGTTTCATTTAAGTCAGCCATAGTGCTAGCTCTATTAGCAGCAGTTCCACCACCTGCTAAGGGGTGGGCTGTGTTAATTAGAGAAACACCATCTCCGCCTGTAAATGAAGAACTAAACGCATTGTTTAATACGTTTGCTCCTTTTACTTCTTTAGTGTTAGCCATACTTCTAGCTAATGCTTTAGTATATCTTTTACCAAGTGAGTCATATAAATTATCCTCAACAGCTTCTTCTGTCAAAGCAAAAGCCAACGCAATAGTATCATGCGTGTATCTTGCAGTGTAAGACTCAGAAGCGTTGTCGAATACAACTCCTTGCCCTTCGGATTTATCCGGAGCCGAACCAAAACCAACGATTAATACTTCTTCCTCGAAAGCTCTTGAAGAGTCTTCAATAGAAAAAATTTCAGCATATTCTTGGTCGTAAGTATCATACTCCATACCAAAAAGTGCGTTTAAACCCGGTTCTAATTCAGCTGCTAGTTGTGCTCTTGAAATTGCCATTATTTAATACCTCTCATTAAGCTAAACCAGCACCTTTCTGACCCATAATGTGATTTTGTATCACACATAGGACATTGGTGTTAGCTGTTGCAACGTCTGAATTATCGGGGTCCTGTGAAATATCAATCGCTTTTAGTGGAAGCGTAGCTGTAGTAGCTCCGGTTGTCACGTCTAACTCAGTGTTAGAACGTCCGGATTTTTCATCTCCTACATCTGCATTATCCACTATGTCGAAATTTCCAAACAAGTCAGCGACAGGAAAAGTGTCATCTGCTTGTACTTCAAAGACAACATTTGGGTCGTCAATCACAGAAGCTATAATATCCGAAGCAGAAATACTACCCGGATAGTAGTTTTTAAAGACTTGTTCGCCTGTAGTTGGGTCTGTGTACGAAACACCATTGAAAACACCAACGATAGGTACTGTACCACTAGCAGCGTGTCTACCTAGTACACCAGCAGTAAGCTGAGTGACTATATCTCCTTGATATATAGGAGTTGTAGCACCACTTGCTATTCTATATCTGGATTGACCTCCAGAATAGGGAGCACCACCCATCATGCGAACAGGCTTTAAGCCAAAGGCAGCGTCTTTGTTCGCCATAATAGTTTACCTCTTAAAAATTAAATTAAGTCTACTTTTTTCCAAAAGTGACTTGAGACTCTCTTTTGCTATCGTACTTAACGTATCTGCTATCTTTGTTAGAGTCATTAAACATTGTGTTATCTAATGCCTCGTTAGCTTTAGAAGTTTTACTTTCGTAATAAGCTCTTCTTTCTGCAATAGTTTCTACCGGTATTTTAGCTAAAAACAGTCCTTCATTATGTACTACTCCAGCCAATCGACCTCTATCTTCGCCAAGTGCAGGCAAATCCCATCCATCAGGTAAAGATGATGCTTGGACAAATTCCCAGCCTTCTCTCATTCTATATGAAATGTTATTTGCATCTTCTTGACCAAGGAACGAACCTCTTATCCATCTGTACTCATAACCATCAGGAGGAGGAGGTGTGTCTAGTTTCTTGACAGGAGACCAAGGTTTTCTACGAGTTGTATTATCGTGAGACTCGGTTTCACGCTGGTTTCTCATGGTGTTTAACTCTTTCTTTTCAGCCATTAGCTTGCCTCTCTTTGTTGTATTTTTTGCTTTTGTTTAGCAACCTGTTTCAACCAATCTTCTTCAGACATGTTGTAAGGTTTCAACCCTAGGACACGCTCTTTTTCAGACTTTGAAAAAGTTATTCCACTTTTGTTGCCTTGTGTTTTTTGCCTACTTCCTACAGAAGCAGAAGCGACTCTTTGCACAGTGGGTCTCACTTCTTTTTCCTCGGCATTTGTTTCATTCATTAAATCTGGATATACATTATACACCCTTTTATCTAATTCATTGTAATACTCATCTGAGTCAGCTTCAAAGCCCTCATTAATAAGATTAATATGTGTAAAGTTTGCATATTGAGTAGCTGCTACATTATTGGTATCTGAGTCTACACCATACCAAGGATTTTTGCTTTTCCACAACAAAGCTTCTTCTGTAGGGACAACAACTTGTTGCCCTTCTGTTTGCTCAGGCTGAACTTGTTGTGTTTGTTGAACTTGTTCTTGTTGTATAGCCCTGTTTTTAGCCAACCTTATTTGTTCTTTTTGTATTTGAATTTCGCCTTTTAAAGTATCTGCCTTAGAAATTAACTCAGCATCATTTGCTTCGTAAGCTTTTTTAAACAGCTCGTTAGCCTGTCTTTCTTTTGCTTCAACTGCTTGTTCTTCTGCACTTAAAACACTTGTATTAAGTTGCTGAGTTTGACTTTCTAAGTCTTTAATTCTTTGTTCTCTTTGTTGAGCAAGTTGTTCTGCTTGTTGAGCCCTAGTTTCTGCTTCTCTAGCTCTTGCATTTAACTTGTTAATTCTTTTTGATACGCCTTTAGTGTATTCACTAAGTTCATCATCAGAAGAAACTGTTTGTTGCGTTTGCTCTTCTTGTTCAACAACAGCATCATCAACAACTTCAATTTTTATTTCTTCTTCTTGTTCTATTTTGTTTTCTGTTTCGCTCATTATAAACTCACTATATCATCTGGATTTAGAATTGTTGCAATGATTTCATCATCGTTAATAATTCTTACTTCCGCACCATCTTCTAATTTAAACCTAGCTCCAGCATATCTTCCAATCAACACCCATTGACCTTCTTTACACCAAGGTTCGCCATACTTGCCCTGCTCTGAATAACAAAGAGGACCCATTTTTACAACATAAGCAACTACAGTAGCCAGACTTTCTCTGTCTACAGTTTCTTTTGTCATAATAATTCCACCCTTACTTTTGCCTTTACCTCTGTAAGGTAAAACTAAAATTTTCCAACCTGTAGGAGTGGGCATTCTTTCGACCAAAGAAGCTTCCAGCTTTTCTGGGTCCAAGAATATTTCTTCTGGCTCCACATAAGCGGATTGAATTATATTCTTTTCTTCTTCTTTTTTTGCTGGCTCACTCATTTTTGTCAAAATAATTTTTTATAAAATCTTGCATATTATAAAGGGCATTTAACTGTCCTTGCAAATATTTATAATGTTCCATGTCTTTTAAATTTCCAGACATTAAAGTTTCTTCTATATCTTTCAATTTAGTATTAATTTCTTTTTGTAGATTTTCTATAAAATCAATAACGTCTGCCATAAATTATTTTTTCTTTTTTCTAGTAATTTTTGTTTTTTTTGTAGTTTTTTTACTGATATTGGCAGGCTTTAAAACAACTTTTTTTGTATCAATTTGTTCTTCAATCTTTGACTCAATTTTTACTTCTTTTACAGGCTTTGGTTGAGTTTTTTCTACAACTTTTTTGCCTGATATTCTTGCCATTTTTTTTGAAATTCTTTCAATACTTGCAATTTCTTTTGCTTTTTTAGCTGCTTCTGTTTTTTCTCTTTCAGCTATTTCTTTTGCCCTTTCAAGTTTTTTATTTTTTCTTAACTCTGCAAGTTTTTCTTTTATATAAGATGTCGTCATGATTTCCTCATTTTAGCTTGTAATTCTGTAATTTTTAATTCAGCTTGTTGTTTCATTCTATCTATAGCTAATTGCAGTTTATCATCTGCTATAGCTTTTTGCACATCAATCCTTTGTTGTTGCAGCTGTGACTCAACCATTTTGTTTTCTTGATTTTGTTCAAGCTTGGTTTCAAATTGTTGTTGCTCCATATCAAGCTCTTTATCTTTTAAATCAAGTTCTTGTTTTCTGATTTCTACTAATGGGTCTCCAGATGGTTGCTGAATACTTGCTAAAAACTGTTGAGTTAGTTGAGCCATAATTGGAGAACTAATTTGGTCTAACATCATTTGCATTTGTTGTTGTAAAGTCTTAGCTTCTTCTGGAGAAGATTGCTGCATAGCCATCTGCATTTGTTCAAACTGTTGTTGTAATTCTGGAGGAATTTGTTGTTGTGCTAACTGTGCTGACAAAAACTGCAAGTGTTGCATAACATGAGAAACTATTAAAGACTGAATACCTTGATTTTCTTGAACTGTTTTTAATAAAAACAAACTTTGATGAGCCGCTACATGTGCTTCATGATTTTGTTCCGGAAAAGCTTGAGCTGGCTGCCCTAATAATAAACTACTATTTTCTAATCCAGCATCTACCGGCATAGGTGTCATATCTGGAGGTGGTTGTAGCAGGCTTTCAACATTATCTACTCCTAAAGCTGCATACATTCTTTTGTAAGCCTCATAAATACCTACAGGACCATGAACATCAGGATTGGTTGTGACCATTTGTAAAAGCTCTTGTGCCATTGTAATTCTTTGGCTTTGTGAAAATATATTAGGGTCAGATATAGGAACAATATCAATTCTATCGTCAAAGTCTGATAATTTAATTTGTCTTGGACCAGAACCTGTTTCAAAGTCATATTCTGGAGGCAAATATTCAGCAAATACGCCCGCTAATAAACTAAACTCTAATCTTTGTGAGTAATGTAATCTCTTATGAATTGCAGACATTACTTTTGTGCCTCTCTCTAACAAGGCAACTGTTGTGCCTACAGGCATAGCTTGGTTCATATCTCCTACGTTCATGTCTGAAATAGCAGCAAATCTTTTACCAGAGTCTACTAAAAGACCAAGCAGCTGCATCAATACATTACTAGGTTCTTTTATAGGAAGAGGTATTAAGTTTTCTCTAAGACTACCTCCGGTAGTGTCTATATCTCTAAACTCACCGGGCTGTAAAGGCTCTGCTTCATCTCTAATCCTCATGCCTCTAGCTTTAAAACCGGCTGGTAAATTAGCTAAAGTTCCTGCATCTATTAATTGTCTTAAAATAGATGTAGAAGCCTTAGATAAGCCACCAATCATGTGTGAAAGACCTAAGCCATAAAATCCTAATCCCGGTAAAAATTTATATTGTATGAAAAAATTAATTTTGTTTTTTAAAGGGTCATTAGGATTGTAATTTCTTCTTATAGATAAAACTTTGTAGGCATCTCTATCTATAGTGACTATGTAAGGAAGTTTAAGACCGGTTGGCTCGCCCATTTCGTCTACATCTTCAAAACCTTCTAAATCTAAAATTGTGTGAACTTCGTAAATTGTTCTGTTTCTATCCTCAGCATAACTTGGTTCTATACCTTGTATGTCATCAACTTCTTTTTCAACTTCTGTTTGTTCTCCATATATATCGTCTGGTAAATCTATATTTGAATAAAAGCCGGAAAGTTGTTGTTTTTTAATTTCATTTTTTGACATGCTTATTGCATGCGTAATTCTTTCTGCACTTGTTAAATCAGCTGCTTCGTAAGGAACTATTAAATCCTCTGGAGGAACAAACTTAGATACAGCTCTATTTAAAACAAAATCAAAATAAACTTTTTTAAAAGCAGAGCCTGCAAGAGGCAAATAAAATAAAAGCTGGTCAAGTTCTGGGTCGTATTCTTTCATTACATTCATGATGTAATAATTCATAAACTCTTTTACTCTGTCAGCTTGTGACTCAGTATCTGCGTTTCTTAGACCTAATATTTGTGTTTTAACAGGTCCTTTTGCAGGTAATAATTCTTTATATGCTTGAGCTTGAAATTGTGTGACAGCTTCTGCCAATATTGGATGGATTACTCCAGAGCTACCTTCAAAAGGTTGCGACCTTGACTCGTCAAATTTCATTCCTAAATATTTAAGACCATCTGTATAGGTGTCTTCCCAATCTTTTCTTGACTCTAAATCATTTTTAATTGAACCAATTAAATCTGTTGCTAATTTAGATAATATGTCGGAATTTAAAAAGTCTGCTAAATTAGCATTAAAATCAGTTTGCACAGTTTCTTCTTGTGCAAAAATTTCTTCATCTGCCAAGACTCCTTCTTCTGTCACAAGAATTTCAGCAGCTTCTTTAATAAGCTCTCCTCTTGGCTTATCTACTTCTACCGATGTAATGTTATTAGACTCAATAACATTTAGGTCATCTTCTGTGCCTAGTTTTTTTTCAATCATTTAATTAATGCAAGACTCTTTGTTTTTGTTCAATAGCAAAAGCAATTATACTTTCTTCTAAATATTTGTCAGTTTCTATAGTATCAATTATTTCTCCATCAATAAACAAACCTTGTGCGTCTGCTATACCTTGTGCTTTTTCTAAATTTTCAGCATAAATACTAGGTCCTTCGTAAGCAACTCCATCATGTAAAAAGCTGGTTAAGAAAATTTTCATTTTAGTAGTATATCATTCTATCTTTTCTCAAGCCCTGCATTTCTTCTTGATAATCTTCATGCAAAGATACAAAGCCTCCTTGTCTAAATCTCATTAAAGCCATAGTAGAGCTATCGCAAAAATCATCATAGTCGCCAAAAGGAAAGGAAGCCATTTCTTCTATTACATCTTCTGCAAATTTTTCTTCTGGTGCCCAAACCATGCCAGATTCAAAAATAGGTGCAACGCTGTTCATTCTGGCTATTTTGTCTTGTCCTTTGCTAGGAGAGTATGATGTGACAGGTATGCCCATCCTTCTAAGCTCTTGAGCTAAAGGCGTTCCGGAAGCTTTAGCTTCAATCAATACACAATCTGGTTCCCAATATTTATATTCTTCGTAGGCTTGTTTTTTTAACTCAGGAAAATCAACTCTAAATCTTTTTGCGTCAAGTAAAATAATATTTGAAGAGCCATCATCTTCGCTTTCAAAAACTGCCCATGTAGTTATGGCACTATAGTCAGCAGTTTCTTTTTTTGAAAAAGCAGTATCATAACTTTGTATTACATAGCTGTATGGCGGAACTCTTTCTCCATGCCATGTTCTCCACCACTCTCTTTTTACTATACTACCTTCTTCTGCTGTAGGATTTTGTAGCCATTGAGAGTTCCATTTGCTGATAGGCAGAGATGCTTTAACACCAAGTAATTCTTCTTTTTTCCAAAACTCTCCCCACAAAGGATTGTTTGTTTTAGGCATTAAAGCTGGAAATTCAACTATATCCCATTGGTCAGCGTTTTCTTCTCCTTGTTTTTTTAAAAGTTTACCAACTAAATCTTTAGTGCTCCATCTGGTCATAACTATAATAATAGTTCCGCCCGGCTGTAATCTTTGTCTTGGACCAGATGTGTACCAATCATAACAAGACTCCAAAGCTTTTGGAGACAAAGCATCTTGCTCAGAATGAGGGTCGTCAATTATTAATAAATCAGCACCACGACCTGTAATTGCTCCGCCAACACCAGCATAGAAAGCTTCGCCTTCTTGATTGGTTGTCCATCGACCAGCACTTTTATTATCAGCTTGCAAGCTGAGGTTAGGAAATATAAATTTGTAATCTTCGCTATCAATTAAGTTTCTTACTTTTCTGCCAAACCTTACAGCCAATTCTGCTGTGTGAGTACATTGTATTATTTTTAAACTGCCATTTAAGCCCATCAACCAAGCTGGTAAAAAAGTAGAAGCAAATTCTGACTTAGAGTGTCTTGGCGGTAAACAAACAATTAATCTTTTAAGTTTGCCCTGTGCAATTCTGTTAAATTTTTCTGCAATTATTTTGTGATGTTTGCCTTGTATAAAAGCATCACCCCACATGTGTTTTACAAATTTTAAAAAATCTTTTTGACAACCATCTTGTTTATCTATTTGTTCGTATCTTGATAAAAGAGTCATTGCCTCTTCTTTTTCTGAGGGAGATAAAATATCAAAGTCTTTAAACGATATATCTTTCATTTTTTAACGAGCAAGGAAGTTGATAGTGAACGCTTGATACTTCCTTGCTCTAGTCGTGTATGGACAACTAGATATAGTATAAATCATTTAGTACCACTTTTTGCCTTCAAACAACAAAGCTTCTGCCTCTCTTCTGTTTACTAAACCTTGTAAAACCTGTCCTGCTGATTTATTCCATCTTTTGATTTCTCTTGGTACATCCTCAAAGCTCTCTTGGTTTAAGACTTTCAGTAAAGTTGATGATTTTAAGTTTGTAGGTCCAAGGTTGTAGACCCAGCTACACAAAGCATCAAATTGGCTTTGATTGAGCTCGATATCTACAAAGTGATTTATATAACCCTCATACTCTGGCATTTCTTCTTTAAGCCATTCATCAGCTTGTTCTTGAGTACAAGTATCACCTTCTTTAACTTTTTTTGTTCTACCATAACCTATTGTCCAAACACCAGCCGGACACAGATAAGCTTCTAATTCACAGCCTTCAAATTTTTTAATTAAGGCTACCCCTTCTTGTGATATGTGCATATTACTCCACTTCTGTAATAGTCCTGTAATAAACAACAACTTCTTTAAGTTCGCTTATGTACCTTTTCAATTCTTGCATGTTATAAGACATTAGTTCGTAATCAGGAACAGACATGGCTAAAAAAACCACTGTACCATTTTGTTTTTTCATTTCTTCTACAAACTCATCAAAGTTTTTTTTAGACACTACATACCAAAAAGGCTCTTTCAAATCTAAAGCAGTTGGCAAGTTTGGATGAATTATTTTTCTCTCCAGAGGAGAAGAAATCATTTCAACTTTATTTGGTATCAGACTGCAACTTAAAGTCATCAGCACTATCAATAATCCTGCTAATTTCTTCAATGTTGTTAAACACTTGTTTTGTTCCATTGTTTACCCTTGTTTGTATTAAATTTGGTTTTGCTATCGCAAGTTTTGTTAAATTATGCCTTCTAAAAATAGCCAAATAATTATCCATTTCTTTTTGGATTTTTTGGTTTTTTGCTTGTAAATTTAATAAGCTTTTTGATTGCAAAGCAAAGTCTTTTTGTAATTTGTCTAAGGTTTGTTTTTGTTGTGCGTCTCTTGTTTCGTATGCGATATTTAATTTTTTTAAATTTTGATTTTCATACCACATATACGAAAGACCAGCACTCATAACAAAAATAATTCCAAATAAAAATTTACTCATAAAAATACTTTAACATAATTTTATAATTTTTAGTAAATTTATGTTGCATATAGTAAAAAATTGTGTAGTATAGTAATTGATATTTAATGACCTCGTTATTTTTAAATATCATACTCGTTAGGAAACGTCAGGTTTTTTCAATTAATTTTCTCTGGCGTTTCCTTTTTTTACAATAACTATAAATATTTCTTTAATCATATTCTTTTATTTTGGTTTTTCCGCCTCCTGTTCCGGCATACAGTCCAAACCATGCAGCTCCTGCTCCGACAACAACAGAAACAAATCCACTTTGTTCTAAATTAGGCGTTTCTAATTGCATAAACCAAACACAAGTTTTGTAAAGTAATACAATATAAATTGTAATAAATAATCTTGGAAAAATACGCCAAGAGTCAATAGCAACCGCTAAATCAATCCAGCTTTTAAATTTATTTGGTTCGTATTTTTTTTGAGTTGTGTCTAGTTCTAGTTCTAGTTTTACTGTTTTTTTGGGCTTTTCAATAGTAATATTTTCTTCCATGACGCTTCCATTTTTTTTTATCACTATCAATTAATATATGTTAAATTTATTACTAAATTTAAAAAATATCCAACTACTCCTAATAAAGTAATAACCATAAAAACCAACACTCCTCTTATTGACTTGTTTACAGACTTTACTGCTGTTTCAATAGAGTCAAGTCTGCGATAATTTTCTTTCCAGCGTTGTTCGCATGCAGCTTCGTGTGCACTTAGTCTTTTATCTATTTCTTGTATTTTAACGTCTGACATTAAAAATAATTTTTTAAACTATTCCAATATTTTTTTAAAAATAAAATAATTTTATCGTAAAGACTAGTGTGGTTTACTTTTAAATATTGATTAGCAAAGACTCCAAGTATTGCTATTATTACTATCCATCCTAATGTTTCCATAATTAACCTCTATGCTGTTCTTTTCCACATATATACGACTATATAGGGTTGTAAGTTATTGTGAGCTGAACCACTACCTGTAGAACCTGACGCTCTAGTTCCTTGAGAAGTTGAACCAGAAGAACCTAGTGGAAATGTTCCATTAACTCCAGAAGATACTTTAGTTTCTACTGTATGCGTGTGTGCTGGTAGTTCGCTTGTTGTAAGTGTATGAGTTTTAGCACCACCTGTTTCTTCTGCGGTATCAAAATCTGAATCAGATGAATCAATACCTACAGGAACTTTACCTGCACCAAAAGCTGCCCATGTTCCAAAACCTAATAAAGTACCGGGATTAGTGTTGTTTGTTGCATTTATATAAATTGAGCCGACAGGATATACAGCAGCTAAAGTTGTTTTGGTATCTATTTGAGTTTGTATAGCAGAAGTCACACCATCTAAATATCCTAATTCTGTTGAAGTCACATCGCTAACTGAAACATCACCACTACCATCAGAAACCAAAGCTCTTGCTGTAGTAAGGTCAGCCATTTTACTAAAAGCAATAGCAGCACTTGCAGAAACGCTTGCATTTACCACAGCGTTGCTTGCTAATTGGTCTGCACCTACAGCATCATCTGCAATCATAGCCTGTTCTACTGCATCATTAGCAATGGTTATGGCACCATTAGCTGCAATAGTAGCGTCTCCACTCATTGCCACAGGATTGTAGTTTGTGCCATCTGCTACTAAAACATGACCGCTTGTATTTGTGCCCATTTTTAAATCATCGCCTTCTATTGTTAAATCTCCAGATAAAGACAGGTTATTAAAAGCGTCATAAACAACAGCACCAGAGCCTCCGCCATCAAGCATTAAAACTTTTGTGTTGCCATTTGCTACTGTAATAGATGCTCCAGAGCCCTGCGAAATTGTAATACTTTGACTTCCAGACGTAGCATTTTCTATTATTATTATTTTTGAAATAGTGTTAGGAGCTATAGTCAAAGTTCTAGTAGCTGACAAGCTTACGCCAGAAGTCACTTTTACATAAATAGCTCTATATTTATCACTTGTGCCATCTGCTACAGTCGCTGTCACATCAGCATCGCTTGAAAACGTAGCTTCTGTTTGATATGAAAAAGCATCTGTTATAAGGCTTAAATTTGTATTTGTAGTGACACCCCAAGTACCAGATTGGTCTCCTGTGCCCATTTCATTTAGTCTTAAATTATTATTATATGTACTTGCCATAATCTTTTATAAATCTATACCAGCATTATATACTTTATGCTACTTCTTCGTAAGCAGGATTTTGTGTTTCGTTTATGTCTGAGTAGTTAGGAGTCTGGCTTTCGTCTATGCTTGAATAGCCAGAAGACTGTGACTCATCAATATCCGCATAAGATGGCGATTGAGTTTCGTTTATTTCTGAAAAACTAGGGCTTTGACTTTCATCAATTTTTCCATAAACCAAAACATTTGCTAGTTCAACAGATGTTGAAACAGAGTCTGAGCTCACATTTGCTTTTCCAAGAATTACAACATTGCCGGTAGCAAAAGTTGCTTCCAATCCAGAAACAGAAACTGTGTTTTGTGTTCTTACAGAAATATCTCCTTGTGTAAAACTTGCACCTTGACCAGATACAGAAATGTCAGCCTTAGCATTAGTAGACACATCTCCTAATCCAGATGTTGCAGATACTCCGGAAACAGAAGTATTTGCTTTGGCTGCTGGTGTGATGCTTCCTACGCCAGATGTTATTGCCTGACCTGTCGGAGATATATTAGCTTTTCCAATTAAATTAAGGCTGCCCAACCCTGATGTAGCAGCAATTCCAGAAACACTAGCATTTGCTTCTGCATCAATAGCAACAATAGAAACAGTTCCTACTCCAGAATTTAAACTTGGAGTGGAAGCAATAGCTTGAGCGTTTACAGCAGCTGTACCAATGCCACTTGTAGCAACTTGTGTTGCTGGCGTTATATTTGCTTTACCTGTAATAGAGCTTAAAGTTCCTAATGCAGATGTAGAAGCTTGTCCGGCTACAGACGTGTTGGCTTTTGCATTTGTTGTTATAGAGCCTGTGCCAGAAGTAGTGACTTGCGTTGCTGGTGTTATATTTGCTTTACCACTTGTAGAAAGCGAGCCTAAGCCAGAAGTTGTTGCAAGACCTGTGACACTTACACTAACACTAACAGAAGCATCTCCAGCTGAAAATGGAGCTTCTGAAAATGCACTTATACCAAACATAATTAATTATAAAATTTTATTTTAAATTTTTTATATAATTTTTTAAAACTTATGGCACCTAAGCTTAAAGTAGCTATTATTTATTTCTAGAATGTTTACCATTCCCTTTGTTATTTCCTGAGTCGTATTGCGTTAATTCTTTGAAATAATATTTTCTTATAGTATTAACCTTGTACCAAAAAATATTCATACCTCTAGGATTAGAAAGTTCTCCTATCATAATTACTATACAAGCTAGTAAAGGTATAAATATAAGTTCCATTTTATTCTTCTATTGGTTTAAGTGGTTCAATTATTACTTTTCCATTTTCATCAGTCCAACTTGTATCAATCATGTGTTGGTCTTGTCTTTCACCAATTACCATCCAAGATACAGTTGCAGTTGATTCTGAATTTTGTGATTCAATGGTAAGTACATTACCTGAAATACTTCCTTTGACTGCATCCCAGCTTGATTCGTTTGAAGTAAAACATTGAACATCTGTATTTAAAGCTACAAAAGTTCCTTCAGTCATACCTGCTACAGTATCAATATTAATTGTTGCTGTACCATTTATTAAATCTACTTTACCTCTATAAATATTATCTGCTTGTGGACCTTCTACAAAAGAATGAATTAAATAATGTGTATCTTTTTTAGCTTCTAATGGATGGTCAATTTTAAATGACCCAGAACCTTTTGACAAAGAACCAGAAATACTAACATTTCCAGAATTATTTACAGTTAAACCACTTGAACCTGAATTACCTAAACAAATTGTGTTGTCTCCTGAAGCCGAACCTGCATTACCATAAAGACCTTGTGTAGATATAGTTCCATTATTAGCTTTTACTTTAAGTTGGACCGGTACTGTATCGCCATTTCCATTAGCTTCAAATATTGATGCAACTGAGCCTGTATGACCATCCACAGTCATTGGTTTATTGAATGTAGCAGCACCAGCTTCGGAACTATCTATAGTAAGTGCTGTAATACTTGAGCCACCATCATTGACTTTAAAAAGCATATCGGCATCTGACCTTTCACTTTTTACAATAAAGTTTGTGCCATCATTTTCTAAAGAACCAAATTGTGTGCCATCATCTTGTAAATTTATATCTCCACCACCACAATCTAAAACAATATCTCCTGCAACATCAATAGTTAAATTGCCACTAGATAAATCTATTTCTGTACCATCAATAGTAATGTTGTCTACAGTAATACCACCATCGACATCTAGTGTTCCCGGAAGTGTGACATTACCACTAGCATCTTCATGCACAGCTTTACTTGCAGGCATGGTACAAAATACATCTTTAGTTCCTGAAGAAAAATTAACTGCGGAGTCTGAGTTAGAACTGCTTATGACTGTAGTTCTAGCCAATGTGTCTGGAGAAGCATCGGTCACTGTGCCTAAACCAACTTCAAATTCTGCTGCTGTTTGATGAGCGATTGCGTAGTAAGTAGTATTAGAATTACCAATTCCTGCTACAAAAGTTTCAAAGCCGGTTTCGGCTCCAGCTAAATTAACTGTGCCTGTTCCGGTTGTAGTAGTGGTTTCTTTTACTCTGTCGTTTAATACTAATGCCATAGTCTTGTGTAAAGTTTATGCTTTGTATTATATACTTAATTAATGGAGTACATAATTGAAAAGTTTTTTGAGTGGGAAAATGGTCCTGCTGTGGTAGCAGTCAATGAGCAAGAAGATTATATGGTGGGTTTTTTTATACCTTACGATAGTGTCACTGACGATTGGGTTGTTGCTGATGGTGCTCAACTTTATGATTTTTATATAGATGGTATGCAGCTTACTGAGGGAGAATTTGAAGCTGAATTTGGCATTATTGGGGAAGATTTGCCTGAGCTACCTATGGACAAAGTTTAGTATTTTTCAAAATAATTTTTCCAAGAAGGATGTATTTTTTCTTCTGCTTCGCCAAATCTTTTTTGCATAATTTCTACTAATTCATTTAAAATTTTTCTATCAGAAGCTTTTACTCTTTTTTGACCTTTTACTTTTGTTTGAAGTTCTCTCCAAGCTTCATAAAAATGATGATTCTCTTCTGAGGCTTTTTGCATTTGGCTAGGACCTATAGAAATTTCTGCAACTATACTTTTTCCAGCATTCGGTCCTTTTTTAGCTTCAAAAACTATATTAAGTTTTCTATCTATGTAGCCATGTGGATTTTTTTGAAAGCCAGAGTCTATAACTTTATAATTTTTATGCAGCTCTTGAACAATTAAATCCGCAGAAGCAGTGTCTTCCGCAATAACTCTGGTTCTTAATAAATCTGTAATTCTGCCAATATTATCATTGTATTTTTGACCAGCCTTTTCAACCATTCTAGGAATTTGTTTAATTACTCCCTTTTGTATTTCTGGATATTCTACATCAAATTCAAGTTTTATTGACTCGCCCGGATTGACTGTGTATTCAAAAAGCTCATCCTTTTTGCCTTTGTAGTTTTCAAAATATTTATCAGTGACTCTTTTTCCTACAGCTTCTATTTCATCTACATATTCTTTTGCCATGCTGCCAGCAATTTTTCTTGCTTCGTTTGCAACTAACTCTACATCGTCTATAGTAGAAAATAATCCAGCATTGTTATTTCGAGTAAAAACATTTGCTACTTCATATTCAAGTTTTGGGCTTATTTGTCTAAGAGGTGGCTCAAAAGTTGGGTTGCCGATTTTGGGTTGTACTTTTGTTGCGTCTTCAACTCTTTTTTGATTTTTTAGTTTTTTTCTTTCAAAGTCATAAATTTTAAAATTGTCTTTTGAATTAAAAACTTTAACCGGAACTTCATCTACATTGCCTCTGGAGCTTAATGCTTCAAAAGAAGATTTTCCACCAAGCAAGGTATAAGTATCATCTGGATTTTTTAAAACTTCTAAAGGCTGTCTAGGGTTGGCAGATACTCCTTTGTAAGTAAAACCTTCCTCTCCAATTTTTAAAAGTCTATCTGCTAAGTTAATTCTGTCTGGGTCATTTGACATTATAGGCTTGCCACCAACTCCAACATCAAACTTAATTTTGCTTAAAGGTAAATTAAAATCAGAGCCTTTTGTATCTATACCGGAAACGTTTGGTTGTGGTTTTGAGTCTACGTTGCCAATTTTTCCTGCTTTATAGGCTCTTCTTAGCATAGGTATCATGGTTAATGCTTCAAAAGGAGCTTTAATTAATGTGCCTGCGGCTGAAACTATAGGAGCAGCTGGACCTGATAAACCTATTGCTCCAAGCAATGCAGTATCAAATAAACTGCCTATGCCTTGAAAAGTAGCATCAAGATAATTACCTTCACGCAAATTTTCTGGCAAAGATGGATATTTTTCTGCATCTACCATGTATTGTGGTAAATCAGCCATTGTGACAGTTTTATCTGGAAATACAGCCATTTGTCCTGCTGTATCTGGATAACTAGCACCCGGAAGAACATTTAGCCCTATATAAGTTTTTTGTGGACCGGTCATATTATACAAAGCGGATGCTACATCTGTTGTAATGTCTGTTGCTGCTTTTTGTTTTTGAAAATTTTGCATAGCTCTGTCCATTTGGAATTGAGCTAAATTACCAAAAAAAGATGGCTTTTCTTGGTAGTTTTCTTTTTTTATTTCAGCTGATGGTTTTATTTCAGTTGGTGGAGCAAAAGCTGGGCTTGTACTAAGAAAAGGCTGTTCTGCAAATATGTCTCGTTCTGCCATGTGGCATTATAACAATTAATGTAAGCCTTGTACTTTTCTGTTTAAGATAGCTTTTACTCTGTGATTAGGAAAGCTGCCTTTGTATTGCGGAAAATATTCTTCAAGCTGCTTGGCTATTTTTCTGTAGCCTAAGCCTCTGTCTCTTAGTTTGTAAATAACTTCCAATACTTTTTGTTCTTCTTCGTTTGGTATAAGTTTCATTCTTCTTTTAATTCTGTTTCCGGACTTAACTTTTTCTTCTACCTTGTCATAACCAAAAGGAGTAGAGCCACCAATGGAATAGCCTTTAGGTGCCCAAGCTAATTTGCCTTCTTTGAATTTGTCTACAGTAGAGCCATGTTCTATTTCTGCTACTGCTGATAAAACCATAACCATAATCTTATTAACCATCTCATTCATATCAAACTTAGAGTGCAAGCTCGACTT